TTGCGCATCCCCTCGATAGCGTCAACATCAACGTCGGGCTGAAGGAATGCTTCGAACGAGATCTCGGGCGTGACGTGGGTCTCGGAGAACCCAGCTGGGCCATTCGGCCCATCTTGCATCTCGCGCTTGACGCCGCCCTTGACCTTGCAGTCGCCCGAGCACTCCAGAAACTTACCATCGACGCAGATAGTCACCACGCCAGCGATGCGAGCCATTAGATCCCCCTATCGGATGAATTTGTTGAGGACCGTAAAGATCCTAAGCTGGTTGGCGAAGTCGGCGCGGATAACCGCGTCAAGCCGGTTCGGGTCCGAAGCGTTTCGGGTCACGGTCAAGGAGTCGGCAAACGCCTTGACGCCCTCGACCCAACCGCGGTGGGAAAGTTCGTCGTAGACCGCCAGAATGACGCCCTTCGCCAGCGACGGCGTGACCGCAGCCTGCCCCGAGGAGAGCCGGACGTCGTCATCGACCAGCTTGACGCGGCCGAACTTCGTCAGGACGGCACTCCGCAGCTCGCGGAAAACGTGCCACGCCAGCGCGAGGACCTGGACGTCCGTGTAGGAGTTGTCCGGGGCGCCAACAGCGTCCTCCACATAGGTGGTGCGCGTCCGCTCGACGGTCACGACGCCGGCCTGCGTGGTCTTGCAGGTAGCGTAGCCAGCGCCCAGCAACCCGTCTCGCTCGGCTGCCGAGAAACGCGTAGCGGCGCCGCGGACGCCGACGAGCTTTAGGGTTTGCAGCGGCAGGCTCGGGTCGTCTTCCAGGTGCAGCGAAGCGACCGCCAGCAGCGCGCCGACGAAAGCGGGCGCCGACGAGGGCGTGTCTACCTCGAACGCGAACATAGACAAGTGCTGGTCGTTCCTACCGCTAGAACCACCGCCTGCTACGAGCGCACTGTAGCTTCCGTGCAGCACCGTGAAAGCGTGCCCGTAGAGGCCGACGTAGGGGCTCCAGCGCCCTGCCGTGTCGTTCAGAGCGTCGCCGATCTCGGTGACCGCGCCCGCGTTGGACGGCACGCCAATGTAATCGTAAGAGTCTTCACCCATCGCAGTGACCACGCCGGCCACCGAGGAGTCCCCGCTGCCGCCCGCATAGACCACGGCGTAAGCTAGCGTCCCCGTGTGAGCCTCGCCAGCCTCCAGGTTGAAGTCGACGTGGTAGGTATCCCCGACCGTGCCCAGGTTGGCAGCGGTCAGCGTGACCACCTCGGCCGCGGCGCTCGCCGTGAAGGGCATATGAGCCGCTGCCGTGATGGCGTCTGCGATGCTGTCAGCCACGTCGGCGGCCGCGTCGCCAGCGTCGAGCGCCACAGAGACACGGCGGTTAGCTATATACATATGGAGCGTGCCGGCGACTCCCGGCGCCCCGCTCACCGTGATAGCCGCGGTGGCAGCAGCTCCCCCGCTCGGGTCGTCGACGCCAGCCATGTAGAGGTTCTGCCCGCCGTTGGCAAAGAACGTCTCGGCCAACTGGGCTGCCTCAGAGCCCTCGCCGAACAGCTCCACGGCCTGGGCGAACGAGACCACCGACTGAATGGCGTCGACAGTAGCCGAACCCGCGGCCGTCATCTGCCCGATCAGCAACGACCGCCCACCTTCGGTGGCCGTGTTGGCCCCACTGGCGTCGAGCTGCGCATAGAACAGCGGGACCATTTGAGTAGTTGGGACAACGGCCATTGAGACACCTCCGGGCGCCAGGCTACCACGCCTGCCTAAGTGAGTTCAACCATGCGTTCTATGTCGGGGGTGTCGTCACCGCCGACCTCGTTCAAAATATCGATCTTGTCGAAGTCGCCGAACTCGTTGAGCGGCTCGGTGTAGGACACCGTCGAGGTGACGGTGAACGTGATCAAGGTGCCCGAAGCGTGGGCGCGGCCTTCAACCGAACCTCCGCGCTGCGTGGCGATGTTCGAGACGCCCTCGAACAGATCTAGGAATGTCGGATCGGAGAACAGCGCCCACTTGACCGCGTCCTCTACGTCCTCGGCACTCTCTGCGGCCTGGAGATCGTTGCCACCCTCGGCCACGATCTCGATCTGGACGTCGACGCGGACCTTCGCGTTGATCGTGCCGGAGCCTTCAATAGCATCCTGCTGGCCGGGCGTCGTGACAATGACCAGCGGCAGCTCGTCGGCGATCTGGACGTTGTTGGCCCGCCACACGTCAACGTCTAGCCCCGCGGCCTCCAGGCGCGTCACCACGCCCTCGCGTACGTCGCGGGAGATCATACGAGTGCGTCCAGCACAGGTGCGGTCGTCTCTACTGAAAACAGGTGTGCAGCCCCCGACCCGTCGAGGCGGACGTCGACCACCTCATACCACTGGCCGCGGACCAGGTAAGTGTCCCCGGCCTTGGGCGCGCTTGGCAGATCGGCAAGGCGCACACCCAAGACCGGGGCGGTCGAAGTCACGTCTACGTCACCGACCAGCTCGACCAGGTGGAAGTTGTCGTCGAACTCCGCGCGAATCTCGGCGTCCCCGTACAGGACGGTTTCCCCGAGGCACTCGCGCGTGCCGACGATGGCCTTATCGGCCAAGACGAGCCAGTCAACGGGCATCTACTCGGCGAACCCGCTGATCTTGACGCTCGCCGTGGCTGCGCCAGTGACGGCGGCCTCGGTGAAGACGCCAACGCGGTCGTTGGCCGCCGAGTCGGTGGAGGTCGAAACCTTCCCCGCGCTCGTGTCCCAGTAGGCCGGCGCGCCCTGCGTCGGAACGCTGGAGTCCTTGGGCAGCGTAAAAACGCCTTCGCACAAGATCGTGACGTCGTCGCCGGCATCGGCGTCGGTCACCGCGACGCCGAACAGCTTGCCGATCTGGACCGGGTCGCCACTCGACAAGCCGCCCGAGGGGGTGACGACGACGAGCTTCTCGCCGGGCTGAATGTAGTTGATCATGCTAAAAGTCTCCTTGTGTTGGGGTGCGGTGGGGAGGGGCTACCTCCCCACCGGCAAGTGCTATGCGCCGGGGTTCTTGACCACGCCGCGGTAGTCCAGGGCGGCCACGCCGAAGAACATCATCGTCCGCCAGGCGACGCCCGCGGTGTTGAAGTCCGGGGCCTCGACGACCTCGAAGTCCGGGGAACCGTCCAGGTGCGCGTGAATCAAGGCCGGGGTGATGGCCGGATTCGCGAACATGTAGAAGGCCGTACTCGACGTGTCGTCGAGGACGTTGTCGGTGTAGACGCCGAGGCCCTTCAACGAACCAGGGACGGCTGCCGCGGGAGTCGCCGGGGTAGTCGGCAGGCTCAGGGACTCCAACTCGGTCTCCAGGGCCACGGGGCCGAGGAGCAGCGACGGTCGGATGTAGATCCGCTCGTCGTTGACACCCTTTTGGAGTCGCATGTACTTGCGCATCGCGCTCAGCTCGTCCTTATCGGGCGGGGCGCCGGAGCTGATCAGGTTGCCGTGCGTGGCGTGAATCAGCGCGACGCCGTCGGCGAGCGTCGGGTTGCTGGTCAGCACCGCGAGGAGCAGCTCGTCTTTGAGCTGGCCGATCATCGCGCCGGTCGCGAATGCCTGGCGGCTGAACGCCCCGAGGTCGTCGTTGATCAGCGCCTCGATGGTCAGCTCCAGGATGCGGGCGTACTTCAAGACGCTCCACGTCTCGGCCGACTCTTGGATCACGCCGCGGGTGATCTCCGCGCCCTCACCGACCAGCGCCAGCGACGGGAAGCCCGAGGACTGCGCCTCGGTCATGGTGCGGAAGTCGGGGGCGGTCCGCTTGCCCGAGACCGCGCGGTAGATCCGCGGGGCCGACTCGTAGCCCTTGCGCATGGTGCGCTTGCCCGAGCCGCCGAGTAGCGTGGGCAGGTCCGAGGTGCTCATGGGGCCGCCGCGCGAGTAACGCGCCTGCTGCATGAGGGCGTTCGCCAGCGCGAAGCGGCTCATGCCCATCGTGGAGATCCCGCGGGCCTCCAGCAACATCCGCCCAATCTCCAGAATCGAGCGGCCCATATGGCGCTTGACCCCGTCGGTCAGCTCGGCGTCGCCGTCCTCGCGCGCCGACTCGACGCGGTAGTCAGCCCACTCACGGATCGTGCCGGCCAGCTTCTCGTCATGGGTGCGCCC